CGAATGCGATAACCGTGATAACCAGAGGAACCATAATCTCTCGGTTGTCCGATAGGAACCTGGCCATCGACTTAAGCAACGGCGTTACTGCCTTCAAGGCACCAACCACCACGGTAGCAAACGTCCTAGCAAAGGTCATCAAGAACGGTTCTAGCTCCTTGAACACCTCACTAGCGGTCTTGAATACCTGACCGAACAGCTCAGTACCGGCATCGATTACCACTCGCATCACACGAGCCAACCGCTTTAGGGTCTCTTGAGTCTGTTCTGCCCCCGTAAAGTCTCGGAAACTTTGAGATAGACGTTCCATGATGTCAAGGAAGTCCTCTCCCCCACGAAGCGCTGAGAAGATGTTCCTAAAGCCTACCCAGACATCAGCAACGATACGACCTAATTGCTTGGTCTTATCGATAGCGTTTTGAATCCACCTCTGCATATCTCCGGACTCCCGAGCCGCAGCAGCCCAGTCACGGAAGTCAGAAGCGATGTTATTGATCGCCGTACCAAACCCCGGAAGGAACGAAGACCCTACAACCGTAATGTCCTTAAGACCGGCAGCGAAGTCAGCCAAGGCAGTACGAGCGTTACGAAACGCAGCAGCGATGTTACTGGTAATAATACCCAGATCATCAACTGAATCCTGGGCAGTAGCCATCTTGATCCACTCACGGATCATCTCTCGGATACCACCAGCAGTATCTTCCAAACCGGACTTAATCGGTGGGAGAAGATTCTTGATGTTCTTCAGGTCATCTGCCATACCCTTGAACAACGCTTCTTGGGTGGACTTTCGGATCTCGATAAGAGGCTCACGCATCTCGGCTAGCGCACGAGCAGCAGCCTGAGCGCTTGGCGTTAGGTTCTTCAGTGATTCCTCGAACGCAGCGGCGTCTCCTGCATTGCTCAAGGCGGAGAAGAATCCCTGCATACCCACAACCAACGTTCCGATACCCAGGGCAGCCGCAGCAGCAAGAGCAGGAAGCGTAGCCAGAAGTCCACCAGCGATCGATACAGCCCCACCAATGGCACCGATGAGATGCGGGATGGACAGCAAGATACCCGATACAGCAGTTAGGATAGCCAACCATTTAGAAATACCGACTACTTCGATCGGCAATCGAATGTTGTATCCCTTGACAAACTTATTGATTACGGCAATGTCTTTGCGGATCCTGGCTATAGAAGCTGGGATATTAAGACCAGCCGTCATACGGATAGTTCCTACAAGTTTCTGAGCTAGCTGGCGGATGCGACGTACTTCTCGTACAACTCCATCGCCATCAGCTTCTACCTTAAGGTCAACCTTAGAATCATCCATCTGATCCTTAAGCTTAGCGAATTCCGCCTTAGCAGACGCACCATCTAGTGCTACGTTAACCGTGACCTTAAGGGCCTTGGCAATCTTATTAAGCTCCTTACGAGCTTCGCGATAAAACTTTGACGTATCCGGGAGGACACGAATCGAGATACGTCCGACTTCCATTCCACCCGGACTCGTCATGGTTACTCCTTAACCGCAGCTTTGTAAAAAGCCGAAGCCATAGTAGCGAAACTATTAGTCTTCTTTTCGTTAGCCTGTTTATTACCCGGCCTGTATGCACGCTCTGGCGGTTTAGGCATCTTAGACTTTTTGTCTGTGTTAGCAGCAACCACCGCATACGTATTCTGCTGAATAGCATCAATCATAGCGGCCTGCTGGTATTCTCCGATTCCCCATCCTCGGAATTCCGAACCACCTTGGATAGCAGCCATCGTAGCCGAATCGATGGGAAGGTTAAGAATCAGGATGACGATCTCTCGCGGGGAGTAAGTTGAACCTTCCGACAACAAGTCAACAAGGTTCAACCCCACGTACCGATGTAAATCGAAATAAATCTTCTCGCCGTGTTCGTCTAGTAATTCGGCGAGGATTAGGCTTCCCCCGGCTGCGTAGCCTCCTGCCACGCCTTCATCGTCTCCATCAGAACCAACAGATCGTCTGGCAGAAGATGAACTAGTCGAGATCCCTTGTTGTCCTTGGTGACCGAACTCAGAATGAACTGGAGAGATTCAATCATCTTGTCTTCGTTGACATCATCCTGGTCAACTACGACTTCTCCATCTTCTCCGGTCTTGGCTACCATTTCCTTAAGCTTAGCCTCGACAGCCTCTCGAACCTTTCGGTTAGTGCGAAGCAGAGAAGTAAGTACGAATTCCTCACCCTTAACTTCTAGGGTCAGCGGTGCATACTTCTTCTCAATGGCAGCCTGAATGTCGTCTAGCGTAAGTCTGTTAGTCATTTCAGCGGACTCCTTAGATCAGCGGACCTCGGTTTAACGAAGGGGAGAGCGGTCCGCCACAGATACTCTCCCCCTCGGGCTACTTCTTTCGTCCGCCCCTTTTCCACTTCATCGTAGAAGAACGCTTTGGTTTCTTAGGGCTTTTGGACTTCTTCATTTTCTTTGGCTTAGACACAGGGACTAATCCCTTCTTAGTGCCAGTCGTTGTCTTCTGTTAGAACGGAATCATTCTCGGGATCGATCCACACGATGAGTGTGGCTCCTGCATGTCCGTGGATTTTCTCTACGTGGTCCATGCATTCCCAGTTAACCGTAGAAGGCATATCACTACGCCACCGAACAGTTACCGTTCCGTCTTCCCACAAGACACCATCGGCCACTCGTCCCTTTCCGGAAATACCAGAAACGTCACGCAGCCTGTAGAGGTAGAATCGCCTCATTAGCTACCGCCGTCGATACCCGGAATCCAACGGAACAGGTCGAGAGAACCACTCTTAAGGAAGGTGGCACGCATAGGCAGCGCCGAGAACTCATCTACCGCTAGGGTAGCCGCATCCTCACGACGCAACTCAACCTTAGGAGCCCAGAACGCGATCTTTCGAGGACCGTCAACGATGACAATCAGGAAGGACGCTTCGGTAGCTCCACCCGGAGAACTAGCAAGGCCGTAAGCCCCGTTAGACTGGGTGTTCGCCTGACCGTAGTAAAGCTCAAGAGTATCCGCGTCCCACTGGACTAGGTTGAACGTAACGAAGTCAACCGCAGCCTCGGTAACAACCGTACGAAGGGCTTCATTCTGCCAGGTGCCACGAGCTTCGGTGTCTCCACCATCGAATCCGAATTCCGGCAGGTCGTCTCGCGACGTATGGCCGATAAGCGTGAATCCCGAAACCGTGGTGGACTGATCCACGAAGTCGTAGATATTGTCCGTAGTAGGGGCCGTTGCATCTACCGCACCGGTATAAATGTAGCCCTTAGCCGCCGTAAAGACGGCAGAATCAGTGAGTGCCATTTAGGCTTCTCCTTAACTATTTTCTATTGGCAAGGGCTTAAGCCCCAACTGGATTAGGGTCTGGACTCGGAAAGTGTCGTCATACGGAGAATCGAATTGAGTAGGACCCATCGTAACGAACCACGAATGGAGATATCCTACGTCAGCGATAACCGTCTGCTTATCAACAGCATCCCAGACCACGTACATAGCATCAATTACTAAATCCTCGGCACCAGGAAGTCCTTCGTACAGGTCGTCTCGGTTCGAGGTGTAACCAGAAAGCTCGATAACTGCACGGTCAAGCTCGTCTGGTCGCTTAGGGTTACTCAATCCGCCAACGCGGCGAATGTTAACCAGTGGATAGGTACGTGAGGATACTTCCTTAGTCCACGATCCTACATCCACAGACACGGGTAGTCCGTTCCTCAAAAGGGGCAGGACAACACTTTGGATACGGGGCATCCTTCGCCCGACTTCACCTGGCATTATAGAAGACCTGCCGCTCTATGTAGGATGTACAAACCTGCCACAAACCGAGGGAATCCTTCCGATCTAACGAAGTGACCAAACTCAATCGACAATGCCGCTGGGTCGACTAGGTAGATGTTAACGCCCCAGTGATCATATGTTGAAGGCGTATCGATCTCGATTTGAGCGTTGCCTGTATCTCGATGTCCAGCCAAAAGATCCGTAGCCTTGAAATAAACTTCACCAGCTACTTCCCTAACGGAATCCCGAACACCCGGCATCTTGGAAACCAACTCATTCAATGACTTTTCACTAATCAGATCAACACCGGCCATGGTTTATGTCCTCTTGATCTGATAGTCAATGTGAGCCGTCTTGAAACTTCCCGAGTATTCGGTAGCCCATCCTACGATGTGCCACTTTTCATCGTTCCACACGATCTCCGATGCCATGCCCAATCGATCATGTTCACGATCGTGGGCACGAGTAAATCGGACTCGGTATACTTCTTCAGTTTCGTAACCTTCGTTGCCCTGTTCAGCTCGTCGTGCAGACGTTCCTGACTGTCGTGCTGGTTGGACTACGGCTTGTGCTTCGTATCCTGTGGTAGAAGCCCTGAGAAGCTGATTACCATCAGCGTCCGTGGTTTCTTCCTGAGGGTACACGGTGATCGTAACGTTACCCTTGTCTAGTAGGCTCATTAGTCACCCCTTAGTAGTAGAATTCCATGTACCAGGGTGGGAACCCCTTTAGATTATCGACCAATCCTTCCACCAAATCAGGATTGTCGTAGATATTCGGAGTGATCACGAACATCCCACCCGCACCAGGAGGGTTTAGCAATTCCCACTCGTCGGGAAGCACTTCCAACCGACCAGAAGCGACCTGCTGATAGATGGCATACGAGTAGTTACCATCCGATTCCTGTGAATATCCGTCTGGGTTCCTGATTAGTCTCAGGACCATTTCAGCTTCAACCATAATTACGATCTGTTCGTAGGTCTCACTGTCGGCTACTCGGTCATCTAGGTCGGGGATACGGTTTCGGATGATTAGCTCAGCGTCCGCTAGCCGCGTTCCGACCACAGTAGTTAGTGCGTCGTCTAGAGGCTGGTGATACCTAGCCTGGACATCCGCGACAGTAGCGTACGCCATTAGTTACTCCTTGTGTGCAGCTAGATAAGCATCGATAGCATGCTTTGGAAGCTTGCCTTTGTCTCGAACACCTTCAACATTATTCTTGAGTGCCCACGCTCTCATCTCTGGGATCGTAGGGAACACCTTCTTGGCGTTATGCTGTTCCTGGGGCTGAGATGGCCTGTCAGGCGATTCAGATACGTCCGTGGTGTCTTCACCCTCGGGGACCTCTTCTATCGTCTCTACGGGTAAGCTAGGCAGGTCTACGTAGACCCACGGGCCTTCTACAAGCTTGGCAGCCTTCTTCGCTGGGACATCTACTACAGTCCCGCTGGAGTGTCGTACTTTCATCTTTCCTCTCACATGTTTATGTAGTCGGAGTTCCAAGACTCGGGTTGTCCAAACACCCAAGCCTTTCGAGGTGGTCTGTCGTTCCAGATCAGGGACGGCTCGTCTCGATGTTCTACTAGTGAAGGCACAGTGTAGTACACTGGAATCCTTTTCCTAGTCGTCCAGTAAGTAAACCTCTGATCGTATTCTAGATGATTAGCTCGTGACACCATGTCCAGCATAGAAGGAACCAGACGAGAGGGCATGATTACAGCAAGACCCCACAACAGCGAGTTGTGTCGGATAAAGCTCTTACCTTCGGATACGGCAGCATCAATGGCTTTCTTAACTCTGTCTTTGGCTGGTCTTGGGTATCCTGCGTACAAAGATAGAATACCCGG